TGGTAGGATGATTTTACGAGCTGCCTCTACTGTAGGTGCAGCCTGCTCTGTGGCATCTACTGCCTCAGGTGCGGATTGATCGGGGGCTGTAGTCACAGCGGCCTCGCTTTCGGTTTCGGTTTCGGTTGTGGTTGTGTTTATTACCGTATTGGTAGTTGTAACTTTTGTACTTTGTGACATAGCAGCATCCACAGGCATATCGCCTGCAGCGGCAGCAATTTTTTGCACCGCAGCGCTGGCAAAGGCAGCGCTCTCAACAAGTGACACCTCGCGTAAGGTGGCAGCGGTGACCAGGAGATAATCTTTTTTAGGCTCTGATGCGGTAACTTCCACACCAACGGATAAGCCGTCCATAAGTTGTTCCTGGGCTAGCAAAATTGCATCGCTGCCCCGTGATGAGGCACTTACCTTAAAACTTGCATATAAACCGTCTTTGGCAGATGTAATGCTTTGCATACGTCCAACTGGCTTTGAGTTATCGTGCGACATTAAAAGTTTTACTCGGCTTGGCTCAGGTGCGCTAATTGAACCCTCAGCAAAAACTACTTTGCCCGCGCTTGTATAACCAACCTCACCGTAAGGTGCAATTTTGCCTGAAATAGTGCGGCGGTCTCCACTATCTACTGCCTCTATATTGCCACTAAAGGTTAATATCATTAGTGCCGTTCCCTTCATTAAGGCCCATTGGGCTTAGCTGTTCCATACTCTGAGCTTGTTGTAGATCAATTAAACCTAAATTGAGCATTTTCTCTATTGCATCTAAACGTGCTGCAGTATCGGCACGTAAAAAAGTTTCATCTAACGCAAAGCGCACTACGTTACCGTGCGCCGTAATATCATCCATAGATAAACGGTTTTCAATAGCGCTGATAAACGGTTGCAAAGAATATGCGACAAACTCCTTGCGCCCGTCTAAGATATTTTGGTAAGTCGTTGAGTTATTCATATCTGCACTTATGTAATATGCAGGTACGTTCATTAAACGCGCTATCTGTGTAGCTAAATACTGGCTGGCCTCGTTGTACATCATATCTTTAGGACTAAAGCCAACCTGTTGATAATCTAAAGTACTTGTTAAATATGCTGTACTGCGTGATGCACGTGCTGCTTTCCACGCAGCCAGCAAACCGCTTATCTGTGCCTCAGGTAAATCGGCACCACTATTTTTAATAAATCCTGTAGGCATTGGTGTAGCAGCTGCAACACTTGCGGCCTTTTCTAAATCTATTGCAGCTTGTATTGTGCGGGCACCTGTCTCTAATACGCCAGGTAACAAAGATTGAAAAGTAACGAGTGATCCAATACCCGCCATAGGTGCGCGCTCACCATTAACAGAATAATACTCAACCTCATCGCCATATTTGTTAGTTGTAACAGTTACGCGAGTATTAGCAACCCACTCAAAACCGCTAGGGCGCCCGTCATCGGCGTACAAACTTGTAACGCGCCAATATGCAACGCCATAAAATAAAAGTGAATCAACGGTATAAGCAATAGTTACGCTACGTGGTTGGCGCATATCGGGTTGGTCAAGCCATAGCGGGCTTTCCATTTCTACACCTGTAGATTTTTTGTATAGCTCTAAATCAATACTTGATATAACGCCTGCAATTAAATTACGGCAACGATTAACAGCTGGCACTTGCAAAGCTGTAAAGCGATCCATAAACGGGGCACCGTTGCCAGTTGCATACAGGCCGCCGTAGCTATAAACGCCAGCGCCGTAACCTTGTGACATAACGGCAGGGGCTAGCTGGGCAGTAACATCTTTTTTAGATAATCCAAAAGTTTGCAATAGACCCATAGGGCGGATTATAGGTTATCCACAGGTATAAAGTTATACACAACCTCGGCGTGTCTAAACGTAAACTTTAGCCTCAGATACAGGCTGAGCCAGGATATGAATAACCATAGCTAAGCCGATTGGAATATCCACAGGGCCAGCCGATTTACGGCGCACAATTCGCCAGGCATCGGGTGTTATTTTAGCTGCGCAGTTGGCCATTTGTTGTATAAGTAAATCTTGGCCGCTATGGCGTAGCCGATCATTGACCAGGGCATCGTGAAAGTCTGAACAAGCTGTATAAAAGCTCTGCCCTGATATGTCGCGAGTTTGTCACCCTGCATTTTGTAAACGCTGGGCAATACTCTGAGTGGTGTACTTGTCATAGCAAACCAAACGTGGGTAATACAGGTCAGCCCATTTTTTAATACTTGCAGCTATAACTAGCTCATCTACGGCAACCTGTGAGCTGTAAGTCTCTAATACAGCTACGCCTATGCGCCCGTCAGGCAATAGTTGACCCATTACAAGACTTGCATCGCGCCTAGACGGGCTAACATCAAAGGCAAAAATAGTTAAAGGCCCAGGTGCCATTTTTAGGGTTATGTCGCTGGCATCCTCAACGCTGCCGTGGGGCCACGGTGATTGTAGCCTATCTATCCATTGGCATAACGTCTCCGTCCTAAATTGCTCGGTGGTTTGTGTCGTGAGCGCCTCTTGAATAGATGCCTCAGTTACCAATATGCCTAAAGCTGGGTTGGCTTGCGCCCAGGCTTTACGATCATCTAAAGCTGCAAACTGTGGGGCGCTGTACTCGTAATAGCCTAAAGACTCAGGCGGGTGTGCTAGGCATCGCTCCCTTAACTCGTTTAACGTCACGCTAAAAGCATCGCCTGCATTACTGGCTAGTAGGGTTTGGGCGTTTGGCCGTGCGCGGGTTACTGGCATCGCAGCTGCAAAAGCAACTTGGTCAACTTCTCGTAGTTCATCTATAAATAGAAAATCTGCCGTGGCACCGCGGGCTGAGTCACGTGTAGCAGCTCTAACATCTAGGCGGGCACCTGACTTTAGGACTATAGCCTCATTACCGTTTGCATAACGGATGCTCTTTAGCTCTTTTTTTAGGATAGGTGCATCCTCTATAGCTTGTGCCACTTCTCTAAAAGTCGTTAATGCCATAGATCGCGCTGAGGAGATAACCACGTGGTTACGCTCGTTAAACAAGAATAAACCCGCCAGGATACGCATACGCGCCAGGTGGCTCTTTCCTTGTTGGCGTGAGGTCAATAGCAAGTTTGTCTTTCTAATAAACATTTTATTTTTATCTATCGTCAACATATCCTGCATTACGTAGCGTTGCCAGGGTAAAAGCGGCAGGCCAATATCCTCGGCCAGCTGTGCAACTTCATCGCCACGGCTGGGGCCTTTCAGCGGTTTGTTTTCAAGCCGTGGTTTGACCGCCCCTCGTAGCGCCTGTTTAGGTTTGGTTGCCATTAGTTTTTATCCTGCTCGGGTTGGCCAGTACAAGGGCCTTGCTGGGTCATTACAGACGTTTTTGGGGATAAAAGGTCAGAAAAGACAGGGGGGGTAGCCGTCTTGGCTAAAAAAAGCCCCTGTGGGCGATTACCCTTACTCGTATTACACGGCTTGCAACAGGCAACAGCGTTCTCAGCATTGACCACTAGCTCAGGTGCTACAGAGATTGGGATAACGTGATCGACCTGGTCAGCATCACCACCACAGTAATAACAGATAAAGCCATCACGGCGCAGTATCCTAGTCCTAAAGGTGTAGCGATAGGCTCGCTGTATGCGTGGATCACCTGCCTTAGCCATTTAGTAATGACCTACTCTCTTATGTCTAGCCAATGCCTTACAGCTATTACCATAACGTTTAGTTATGTACTTAACACCTAACTCTATCTGCCTATATGGATTAGTGCTGGTCATATGTAACAGTTGAGGTATGCCGTATGCGCTGCTCTTAGGGTTATTAGCCTTAGGGTTCCAATGGCTCTCACGATCCCATAGCTCGACCAGGCACCTGTATTGCTTATCGCTGCCTATCATCATATGAGCATAGAGCTTATATGCCTCTATGTTTGGGTTATATGCAGCTCTTACTGGCTCTATGTTAATGATTAGTAATGCGCTTATGAGTAAGCATAGCTTGGCCACTAGAGGGTTACGCTTGCTTGGCCTACGCCTCAGCGGGCCAGCAGCGCCTAACCAGCGTACCGCAGCTGTCAATAGGTAAGGGTATAAGTGCTGGTGAGGGCGGTGTGTCGCTTTGTCCACACCCCCTGTGGATAACTTCTGTGGATAACTATTTAACATTATTGAGCAATTCTAAAACTCTATAAGCCTGTTGAGGTACAACACCATTACCCAATATCTTAAGCATTTGAGCGCGTGGTAAGTCTATATCTGTTACCCATCCATTAGGCAAGCCCATCATATATTCAACGAACTTTACATTTAATTTACCTTGATCCAATGGAGTCGGTACTTCTTGCAAGTGCATAGAGCTGCGTGGGTCATATCGCTGCGATAATCTCGGCACTGTCCTGACCCCTCGCCCGTCGTCGGTGTCGGAAACAGTCTTAACGCTACCCCTAGACTGGCCCCTGGCTTGCCCTTTGTCTTGCCCTCTTTGTAGTCCTGTACTCTCTGCTCGTAATTCTCTACTGGCTCGTCGTGATTGCGTACGTGTATCGCCGTCGGTGTGGGTAGTAATTGCTTCGACCAGTCGGCTAGCGATAAGTTGTGATTGCCCTTGATATTCGACCTCGTTGCCGTAGTTTTGTCCCAGATAGCACCGCTGGCCGTCGGTGTTGGTATATTCATAAGTATTACTGCTGCTATTCCAGGACTGTTGCGCTTGAAGGTCGCTGGGCTTGGCTCGTGGCCATCGTGTGCTATTGGGGTAGGCAAGGATAAATAGTCGCTCTCGTCTATGGGGCGCTCCAACGTCACTAGCTCGTATAAGAGTCCATCGCACGTCATACCCGATAGAGGTAAAGTCACAGAGGACTTCTCTAAACCCAAGTCCAAAATGTCCTCGTACGTTTTCCAAGATGACGTAGCTGGGTCGTAATGTGCTAATGGCTGTTTTGATATATGGCCATAAGTGTCTTTCATCTTCTACACCCTTTCTAAGTCCTGCGTGGCTAAAGGGCTGGCAAGGATATCCAGCCGTGAGTATGTCTATAGGCTCTAACTCAGCCCAGTTAATTACTTTTAAGTTACCTAAGTTAGGCTTATTTATTCTTGCCTCTATGACTTTACTAGCGTACTTGTCAAACTCCGATACCCACACAGTTTCTGCCCCATAGTAAGCCTCTACTGCCATATCAAGGCCGCCGTAACCCGTACAGAGCGAGCCTATTTTAAGCATCGGTAGCCTCTAATAAGCACACGCCCATAATGCCACATACGCTACACTCCAACACCTTTACATTAGGCGGCAGGTTATCGGTAACTATGCGCTCTAGCTGGTTGGTTACTTTCTTGCACTTTCTGCACTCAAAGCGTATGTAATCGCTCATAGGCCGTATCTCCTTTTACCTCTAGGTGATCCATAGGCCTTAGCTCGCTAGCCAACATACGATAAGTACCAGGGCGCATAAAGGCATATTGCGGCTGTTGCACATCGGCCACCTTAGCCCAGCCCATTAACTCAAAAGTAGGCCACGCGCCTTTAGTAAGAATAGCTATGTCGCTTGGCCTATCAGTATCATCTATAAATAGATCAGGGCCGTCGGTGTTGTATTTTACTTCCATATTGGCCCCTACATCGGCTTTTTCTTTTCTGTTTTCATTGTTTGGCACGGCCCCTGGGATACCCGACCACACGCATACAGCCATCTCGGTAGCTACATATAACACTTGCCTAGTTATAAACTCGTTAAAGGTAATATCGCCGTGTAGTTTAATTTTATAATTTATATGCTCTGATCCATAATTAACTGCTCGCTCTTTACCAATATGTATTACTTGTTTAACCATTGTGTGCGATAAAGTAACTTTAACCCCCATTACCTGCACTCTTTACAAAACCATATTAAATTATTAGCAGGATCGCTTTTCTGATAGCCAAACTTATCTAACTGTGTAATGCGAGCGCATTTATCGCAGGTTTCTACCTTGTATTCTGCGATAACCTCGCCATCATCTAATAGCTTGGCTGTCATAGCGTTAAGGTTTATTATCTCGCTGTATCGGCTCATAGTTGCGGCTTCCAGCTTCCATCGCTTGCCAATACATACCACTCAGGGGCGCATTGGTTAGTACGGCTCTTTTCTGTGCAGCCATAGTTAGCCCAGGCTTTGCCGTTCTTTTCACCCGTGCGCCATACCCTAGCCCCGTGATTACAATTAGGTACCCCTGGGGCGCTTATTGCCCCCATTGACGTAGCCAGGGTAGTTACAGCCTCGGCTAGTGTTGGTATAGCTGCAGCTGCAGGGTTAGTAGCCCAAAAATCTGTGTTATCAGGCATTGGCTTTAGCGCCTCTACCTTTTGCATATCCTCACGGCTCGGGCGCTCGGCGCTCGGTGTAAGTAGCTTTATGGCCCTGGCTATTGCGCTAGTTTCTACATCTTCTACCATCCAGCGCTTCATATTGGCAGGGTAAAAGTTTACATTACCGTATGCGTGGCCTATGGCGCTAGGCTGGTGATCCTCATACTCTCGATACACCTCAACCTTGAATAGCACCCAGCCAGCCGTTAAGTCAATATCTACAATAATAGGCATAATGCGCCCTGTTGGATGCTCAATCCAAAACCTTTTAATTGTGTCATTGGCTAGCTCGTAGTTATCTAAAAAGCTGCTCATTTTGTATTTACCGAGCTGCGGCCTACGTTGCGGCCTTTCATATAGCCAGCTGTGTAGCCTTCTTGCCGACCTTGCTTAAAGCCTATAGTCCACATCATTACAGCCCATAAAACTAGCGCTATAAAACATAACACTATAAACGATATATCTATCATCATACTTAGCCCCTAACATCGGGCCGATTAGGCTACCTATTCCGAGTTAGCCCCTCGGCGTTGTAGTTAAAGTATGACCCCTGGGTATGACATTTAGCAACGCGACACGCTAGCGCGATAGTTTGGCCTCTATCAACAGCTCGTAAATCCTATCCACCTTGACCTCGATACGATCTACACGGCCTCGCAGGTTATGGCCCCCGTTATTATCGGGCAGTAACTCAGCCACTAGCGCCTTGACGATAAAGCGCACCCCGCCATAGAAGGCAGAGAGGATAGCAATAACCCCTAAGATTAAAGCCATCCACCCCTGCGCGCTCACTTACTTAGAGCCTATGCCGTATTGCTTCTCGCCTGGCTGTAGTGCCTTAATCAGAGGCCCGATAAGGCCAGCTATAAAAGCATTAGCTAATACTTTAGGATCTGATATACCGCTAAGGTACAGCGCACCCACGCACGATATAGCCGCGCGTAGGTAGGATAGGCCAGCGGCCTTTAGTTGCTCTTTCATTTACTCGCTCTTTTCTAGCCCTAGTTGAGTTATTAGCGCTGCCACCTTGACTGCGTTAATGCTTATCTCGTAGTGCATCGGATCGGGTCTAGTCCACTCCCCGCCCCAGGTTAGCCCGTACTTTTTACATAGAGCTTTTAACATTGGAACCTTAGCAGGCTCAAAAGTATTTATAGATTTTAATGGGTGCTTACTTGCATTTAGATCGAGGGCTGTGCCGCTTGCGTGGTTACTTAATTTATCGGTAGTGCCTCGCACCATCCTAAAGGCATAGCCCCAGTCATCTAAGGCCCCTACATCTAACGGCTCTATTAAGTTATGAAATTCTGCAGCAAAGCCTACTAGGAGAGGTGCTACCTTTTCGGCACATCGCAGTTTAATAAGAGTGCCTGGCACGGAATAGGATTTTATGCCTATCTCGGCCTGATCCTTAGATGCAGGCCATCCGTTATAGCTTGTTAGCATTTAGGCATTGGTGTAGGTAACGCTAACCTCGCCGCCGTTAGCCATAAGATTAAAAGGCTGAAGCTCCACCCATCCTTCATTACAGCCACTAAAGCCCACGCCGTTAGCTTGCCCGTTCATACAGATTAAATTACTTGTACTCCAACCGTCATCTGCCCCTGAGCCCCCAGCTGACCAAGCCACGCTGCCCTGCAATATGCAGATGCCGTCCTGATACCAGCGCATCGCACAGGTAATATTTGTGTCATCGGGTGTAAAACTTAGGCTAGTGCTAGCCCCTGATGGAGCCCCAGCTTGTGCGCCGTTGGATGCCTGTATGCGTAGATCGTATTTAGTTTCATTACTTACATTAAACTGTACTGGCCCCATAATTGCTCTCCTTTATCGGTTGTTTATTAAAGCCCTAACGCCTTTAGATCATCGGCAGTTAAGCCAAGTGCTGCAAGTTTAGCCTGTGCTGCTGCTTTGGTTGCTTCTGCCTGTGCATCTTTGTTTACTTTCCAAGCATCATATTCTGCAAAACCTGCATCAAATTGAGCCTTTGTAACAGGTGTAACGCCTACATCATAGATGATTGAATCGAACGCATTATCAATAATTGTCCAGCCACCATTAGGTAACAACATTTCTAAAACTTCTGAACCTTTTGCCATTATGCACCTATTTCTAATAATGTAATTGTGCTGGTTGCTGAACCAAATTGCGCTGTTTGTGTTCCGCTTGAACTAATGCGCTTGAACTGTGTTTTATATGTCGTTGCGCTAGTTGTTGCAGGTGAATCTAAAAGAGTATAGCCCCAATTACCACCGCCTAGATTTGTGCTTCCCATATTAAAGAGTACGCCGTAAGTATTAGCAAAAATTGAAGTCGCTCCGCGTAAGATATTATTTGCAAGAATTCCATCGCCTGATGTACCGTGAGCCGTATAGTGTTGCGATATCAATATTAAAACTTTTGATGTATTAAGTGTTGGAGTAATTGCTAAGGTTAGCCCTGTATCGACAAAACTTGATGATGTAGTATTAACTTCCGTTCCGTAAGTTGCACTTACAACCTGCAAAACTTTACCACCGCTAGAAGGTGTAGCCCATTTTAATCCTAGAGCCTGGGCTGAGTCTGCCGTGAGCACTTGGTTATTTGTGCCTATTGGGATACGCGCGTCAAGTGTGGAGAAGCCGTATAGATCGCCTTTAGTAGTTAATGGCGATGTGCTATCGGCGGCATCTATTGCAAAAAAGAAGGCCGCACTAGTAGTGTTAAAATATAGGCTGCCTGCATCGTATTGTTTTAAGGCTAGCGTAGAGCTAGTGCTAACTGTTGCCGTGCCTGCCGTTACTGTGCAGACTCCTGCCCCCACATTTTGTATTTGTACCGTGTCACCAGCTGCAAACAGGGCTGTATTGACTGTGATCGTTGTAGCGCTCGCGCTGTTCATCTGTACTACTGTGCCAGCATCGGCGGCCACTAGCGTGTAGCTAGCCGTCTTAGCCGTAGTCGATCCACCTCCAAGGGCTGTTTGCTGCAGGCTTGTCATCTGCGCCGCCGTAAGCACTTGCCCCGTAGTAAAGGTCTGCTTAGCCATTATTCACCTGCTTCTTTCATAGTTAGTAGGATAGTACATTGGTATCTAAAATCCCGTAAAGGGCGCTGTCTAAAATAAACGCATCAATAATAGGCTCTAAGGTAGTCATAGTTACACGCCAAGAATTAGGCGTAATCTCCATTGATTTACCAAAGACTTGTAGGGTTTTTGTCAATGTAGAGCTGCCTGGCTGTGTAGTGGTTATAGTAATTGGGTCAAAAAAATCAAGATCAAGGGCTGCAATAATGCCTGTGCTGTAGTTATTAGTGTATAAATCCAGGGTTATAGCATCACAGCGCACAGTAGTTTCAGCCCTGCTAGTTACATAGGCCTGTGCATAATCAAGGGCTACAGCATCGGTTTGCATTAGTAAGTTTTGCTGGTTATAGGAGTGTAAAAAGTATTTAGCTATAGATGCTGCATCGCTAGCGGTCTGTACTGCCCCGCCTGTCCGAGTTACATTAGCCTCATTATAGACAAGCACATCATTTAGCACCCATACAGCATTATTATAGGCAATACCTGTGCCATTATCGTTAAAGACTGTAGCTGTAGCTGAGACAGAGCTAGCCGTAACTGAGCGATCTTGCATTACAAAACTGCCCGTAGCATCAACATAGAGCGCGCCATACTCGCTAGTTGCTACAGTCTGCATAGCTGCTAGGGCCGTGCGCGCCGTGCCTGGGTCTGCCTGCATAGTAGTTAGACCTGTGTCTATATCTCGCATAGAGCTAGGCCAACTAATAGCATCTAGTAAATTATCTATCCTGGCCCCTGATAACTGGCCTGCACTTGTTCCGCTTACTGTTGCTATCTGTGCATTTTGCGCGAGCCTAAAAGCATCTACAGCCGTTATAGTGGTAAAAACCAACTCACCTACATCTCTAGGAGTAGTTGTGCTATAGCTAGTGATATAGCCCATAAAGATAGGATAGGTAACACTAGCAAAAGTAGCCGATATCTCTACCTTGCGCATAGGATCGAGCAGGCCCGAGTAAGGGCTGTTGGAGTTTTGAGGGTTAAAATCCCCGTTCTGATCCACAATACGCAGGGTTAGCGTACCTGTTTGAAATTGGTCAGCTTCGGCATCTCTGCCTCTATTGGTACTTATGTAATTTACCTGGTCTGAGACATCAACTATTACGCTAGTGGCATCGGCAAGCACATTAGTATCTAAAATACCCTGGTCTAATATCATCGCTTGAGCAAAGCTAGGGCCTGTACTAAAGTTAATAAAAGCGTTAAGGGTAGGTACGCTCACTCTATAGACCCTGCATAGTCAAGTTTATTGCCAAAACGGTTAGCATTTTGTATAGCTTTTTGTACCATACGGGCAAACTCATCGGGGGCAGCTATAACTCCTGCACTTATATTTACTACTGTGTCACCTGCGCCGTTGCTTGCACCGTTGCCTGTTGCATTTGACATATTGCCAATAGAGTTAGATATATCCATATAGTCAGGTAAAACTCCTCTTGGCACAGGTTTAGGCACATATGGCGGGATAATCGGGTCATCCATATAGTCAGGTAAAACTCCTCTTGGCACAGGTTTAGGCACATATGGCGGGATTATAGGTACTTTAGGCACAATAACAGCTGCCGCCGCGTTAGCAGCTGCTAAAGCTCTAGCGGCATCATAGGCAGTACCTAGCAAAGCTATGTAGGCTTTAAGTGCATCAAAGCGCGCTAGATCATTAGCCGATTGAGTCTTAGCTATTGATAGCTCATTACTTACCATTATTGTGTTAAGCGTGGCAAGGGCAGCCCCGTAGCCCTGCAAAGCTGCTAACTTGGCTATAGAGGTTAGCTGTATCTGTGTGCGCTCGTTATACTCATTAGCCGCAGCTAGGCCGCCCTGCTTGACTATTGCATCGTTAAACTTCTTGAACGCTGCATCTTTGGCTGCATTTTTATCTGCCTCAGCCATACTACTTGAATCAATGGCAGATAATTCTTTAAATAATAAAAATTGGAGCGCCTCTAATGCAGCATTACTAATTGTAGTTATGCCTGCTAGTTTGGCAGTTTGTACAGAGTCTTGGAGAATTTTTAATTGAGTTAAATAACCTAAGGCCTTCTCGCCTTCATCATCTTCTATAGCCTGCATCGCCAATAAGCGCAGTTTTGTATCGTTATCGTATGTAGCTTTTAGGGCTGCAGCTATTGAGATGCGGCTTATGTCAAAGTTTGCAGCGGCTTTAGCTAAATCGGCAGACTTTTTATCTGCTATTGCTTTTTTAGCCGCGGCATCGCTAGCGGTCTTAGCCGTTTTTTTAGTTGTAGTTAGTAATTCATTAGCTCGTTTTTTTGCTAGCGCCTCGGCGGTCTTAGCCGCTGCCGCTGAAGACTTTTGTAAATCCTGGCTCTGTACGCTCATAGCCATATTGCCTGCGCCTGTAGGGCCTACTCTAAAACTACCTGCTCGCCCGCCGCTTACCATAAAGCCAGGGCTAAAAGCCTTTTGCGCCTCGTTACCGTTGAGCGCACCTACCATATTGCCAATCTGTGTAATAACTGAGGCAATACTGCTAGCTAGGGTATCTACCTTGCTGATAAGTCCATCTATACCTTTACTGCCAGTAACTTTTACAACAGCATCTAATAAGGCACCGCCTATAGTCTCGCTAGCGTTAGACGTAGCTACGCTTAACTTAGCCATAGAGCCTGCGTATGTATCTAAGGCTATGCCACCTGCGCCTGCAAAGTTTTGCCGTAATTTTGTTTGTATTTCATCAAAACTCATAGCCTTTAACTCAGCCTGGGTCAGGCCTAAATTAAGTTGCTTTAATCCTTTTGTGTTGCCTACATAGGCCTGGCTTAAAATATCTACAGTAGAGGCATAGTCAAGCCCGCTACCGCTTGATACATCAAAGGCTAAGCCCATAAGGTCTTGGGTCTTTTTGACTGATCCTGTAACCTGGGCTAACTGAGAATAAGCGGGCCTTAAATCATCATCAAGAATAGCTGTTTGCTTCTCCATTGACTGTATAAAGCTCTCAGCATCAATAGCGGCATAGGCTAGGCCTACGTTTTTAAGATTATTAGTTAATATCTTTTGAGCCTTTTGGTCTTGACTAGCTGCCATCATCGCGGCCTTGCTATAAGAGACTATCGCCTTAGCACTATAGGCCAGGCCTAAAGCTACGCCTAACTTTTTAGCACTCTTGGCTAGTTTTGAGCTAGCGCTCTCGGCTTGCTTAAAACCTTTAAGGTCGGCTTTAGAGTTAAGATTTATATTTACATTAGCGTTCTCGGCCATTAGGCAGCCTTATCTAAGGTGCCAGCGTTTGCGCGCTGGTAGAAAGTATCTATAGCCTTATCTAAAGCCTTCATAGATAAAGCTAGGGCTATGCCCCTATTGAGCGCCCAGGCTCTATAGATTAAACGGCCACGCCCTACTAGGCTAGATACAAGCGGCTCGCGGTTAAGGTTATCTATAAATTGACGGCCTGCGCCTTGCCAGTTTGACCTACTCACTTTATGGCTTGACCCACCCGCTTTAGGCCCTACCCAGGGCTGAGGCTGTCCTAAACGGCCTGCGGTTTCATAGATAGCACCTGCAGCTGATTTATTAAATATACGAGCATTAGAGGTAAAGCCGTTTTTATTAGGCTTAGATACGCCTGTACTAAAACCTATATTTCGGGTTATGACCTGAGAATCATAAAACGGGAAGCGAGCCTCACTAAAGGATCGAGGCTGCCAGCCGCTCATAATGTCACCTGTTGCAGGTACAAAACCTCTAGCCTGTTTTACTACAGGCTTTAGCGCTCTAGTTAATTCTTTGCGTAGCTCTTTATCTAGGTCAGGTGCAAAGCGGCGTAGTGCCTTACGTAGGTCTGTATTACCTCTTATTTCTACGCTGGGCATTCTGCATCTCCTTTGCTCGATCCTTTAATACCTGTAATATATTAGCTAGCATTACGCTATCTAAATCTAGTAAAGCCTGGGGCGCGATGCCTGTTTCTACGGCTAACTGCGCTATGAGGTAACCAAAGTTACCGCGCCCCACTACTACAGGGGGTTATCGTCTAGTACCTCGACCTTAGCCAAGGTATCTAAAAACGCTGCCCCAAACACGGGTACAGTCTCGCCGCTAGTGCGTATGCACTCCCAGGCTAGCCAATACACATCGCTTTGCTTCTCATCGTCTCTAAAGGCTTTGTGGAAACCTTTTTTAGCGTACAGCTCAAAGGCATACTCAATACGCGGGGTTATCTGATGCTCAGACACCGATCCGTCAGCCCTTGTTATCTTTAGTTGTGCCATTTGTTTAGCCCCTTATCTTTGTTGGTTACGGTGTTGTATCTACAACAATTACGCTATTGCAGGTTAGAGTTAAACTTTGGGTGCTGATATCAGCGGGGCCGCCGTTAATATCTGTAGTGTTATTTACAAGCACGGTAGTTTGATACTCAGGGTTTGTAGCTGAAATTGCAGCGCTAGTTTGCTTAAGCGTTAGTGCAACAGTTGTACCCCAGGCAGCTTGCAAAGTCTGTAGCACGTTAGAGGATGCAGTATCGTTAAGAAAATCTAGAGTAATTGTGCTGGCCTCTAGGCCCTTAACAAACTTGTGAGCTGTATCGCCCATAGCTGTAACCTCTAGCTCATCAAAGCTGCGGTTAATTGTTGCGCTTGTTACGTGATCGGATAGGGCCACGCTATTTAGCGTAACTATTACCCCGTTAGATAAAAATATAGCCATCGCTTATGCCTCATCCTTTTCTATTTGTGTTTCTTTAGTTGGTTTTGTTTCTTTAACCTCGCTAGGCAGCTCTTGGCCTATCTTGATTAAAAATGCTTTATCTTCATCTGTTAGTGCCATAGTTTTAGCTCCAGCTCGTTAGTATATTTATGGTTAAATCTGCCGTTAGATAATCACCGCTAGCAACGCTTAACACGCTAGGCGCTGATACTGCACTAACGTTAAATACAATAGTGCTAGCTGCTAGTAAAACAAACACCGCTACTATTGTGTCTTCTATGCCTGCAAGGTTTCCAGCGTTATCAAACATAGGTATAGTGCATATAATCTTAAAGTTTGCCATAGGGGCTATAGTCGAGTAACTATTATTGCTAGGTGTTATGTATGGATCGGCAGGGGCCACTACAACGCTGTTAGCTACTAAAGTGCTTGGTGGGTAAGCGTAAGTACTCCATACTGAGGCATTAGCAAGAGCGGCAGCGATAGTGCTGCGCAGCGTAGTAATTGCGGCAGTCATCTAGCCGACCATAGCGCTAGGGTTAAGGTAAGGTGCTAGTAAACCTCTAATAGATGCCATAAGCGTATTGCTCATCTTAAACGGGCTAGGGCTATATCCATCTACGCCCGTGCCGCCGTTTTGTGTGCTAAAGCGCGCAGTCCATATATTCTCTGCCAGGATTAGCGCGGCGGCATTTATGGCGGGCGTATTGGCATAGGTGGCAGTCTTTGTATCATCGCCCGTAGCCGTGCCGTATGGAAGTACGCGCCTAAAGTTTTGATCCGATGCAGTCTTGGCATATTGAATAAAGCTATAACCCTGCGAAAATTGCCAGTAGTTAAGCTGCATATTAAAGGCTGGCAGGATATTGCTATTGCCTGTGCTAAAGGGGATAGTGGCCGTAATGGTGTATGTGCCGTTAAAGGTAGAACCAGCCCCAGCGATAGTTACAGATTGGCCCGTAGTAAATATGCCAGGGTTGGCTAACATAACTGTAGCAACATTGGACACTAAAGCTGTGCCTACTACAGGCGTGTTATCAAACCATAAAAACCCGTTAATTAAATCTTGGGCTGCCTGGCAGGTGTCCTCTATCCAGCTGTAAGAATCGTAAAGAGTACCGACACCGAGGCTAGCTTTAAGCGTAGCGGCTGTTACATATGTAGCGGCCATATCGGTACTCCTTACGTTAGGTGAGTAGGGCAAAGGGCTAAATATGCCCTACCCACTATTGAGTTATTGCTTAGGTGAAGTTAAATCGGATAATACCCTTAGGCATCTTGGCAATAGTTGCCATATAGCCATAGATGGCTACCTGTACCTGTAAGTTGGATACGACATTAACTGACATATATGCAGTAGGGGATTGGTACACAGTAAAGGCCTCAGGTGCAAGGATAATTGCTGAGTCATCTACAGTAGTGCTAGCTGCAAAGTTCTTATCTACATAGAGATCAAGGCCAAGTACATTACCTCGAATAGAGCCAGGCTGTGTTAGCCCGCCTGCGTTCATTGGCTGGCTAGCTGAGTAAATAGGGCGGCCTGTTGTATCAGATGCGCCTAATAGTAGCTGCCATTGTGAGCCGTTAGCGATGTAATTGTTAGCAAAGTAGCCAGTAGCCTCATAAACCAAACGTGATGCCTCTGAGGTATAACCAATAATGCCAGCCGATGTAGCTGCCTGTGCAGTTGTAGCAACAGTACCCGCAGTTATGAGTGCTGCATTTACGGTGGTATCTAGGGTTTTGAGGTAGGCGTTTTGTAGTTGCTGTGTTAATTCAGAGTAGAAATTAGGATCAGAGCGTTCTAGTAATTCAATGCTAAGAGTGTTCATACCTGAATACTTGTTAATTGTGCCTGATAAATATTCTGTAACCATACCTGTATTTTGTACGGCTCCAGCTTCGGCCTCAACAGTTACACTAGGTGCTACGCCTGACTGGCCGCCTGCACTTGTAACCAAAGATGGCACGTTAATAGTCATACCGCTAGCTGGCAAAGTGCCGCGTGAGCAAGCATCTATAGATGGTGTGCCAAAACGTGTATTAGTTGGAAACTCGCTTAGGTACTGAGTTGGGTTAAAAGCTGGGTTTGTTGAGAAACTGTCATCGGCTGCAGTTACATAAAGTTTAGAATCCTCGTTACCGAGGGCTGCCTTAATCTTATGCTCTGTGTATGCGCCCATTGATGTAATAGGTGTACGTACTCGCTGGGAATCTAGCGGGTTAGATCGGATAATTGGCCGTGCTGCCTCTACTACAGGTGCAGCCTCGGTGCTATCCTCGGTTGGAGTTTCGGGGGCTGTAGTCACAGCGGCCTCGCTTTCGGGTTGGGTTAGTTGGTTTTTATCTACCGCTTCACTTTCGCTAGCGGCAATACTTTGCACGGCGGCACTTGGAAAGGCGGCAGCTTCGACTAACGAAACCTCGCGCAAAGTTGCCGCCGTCACCAGGAGATAACCTTTTTTAGGCTCCGAGGCTGTCACTTCAACCCCGACGGAAAGGCCGTCCATTAGTTGTTCCTGGGCTAGCAAAATTGCATCGTTACCGCGTGTGCTACTACTTATCTTAAAGCTAGCGTAAAGGCCATCTTCTGCAGACTGTATCGAAATCATACGCCCTACAGGTTGGCTATTATCGTGTGACATTAACAATTTAATTTTATCGGGGTTAGCTGCAGTAATTGATCCTTTACTAAATACTACTTTGCCCGCACTTGTATAACCTATTTCGCCATCGTAGGGTGCTATCTTGCCAGCGATAACTCGGCGCTCGCCTGCATCTACGGCCTGTACTACGCCGCTAAACGTTAATTTCATTTTGTACAGCTCCTTCTTTGATTCCCATAGGGCTTAGTTGCTCCATAGATTGTGCAGTTGGTACATCAATTAAACCAAGTTGTAATAACTTCTCTAACGCTGCTAAGCGAGCAGTAGTATCGGCGCGTAAGAAACTCTCATCTATAGCAAAACGCACTACGTTGCCGTGCGCTGTAATATCATCCATAGATAACCTGTCCTCGATTGCGCTAATAAATGGTTGCAAAGAATAAGCTACAAATTCTTTACGGCCATCTAATATATTTTGATATGTGAGAGAGTTATTCATATCTGCGCTTATGTAATATGCAGGCACGTTCATTAAACGCGCTATCTCTGTAGCTAAGTACTGGCTAGCCTCTGTGTAAAGCATATCTTTAGGGCTAAAGCCCACAGTTTGATAATCCAGGGTGCTAGTTAAGTATGCAGTAGATCGAGATGCGCGCGCGGCCTTCCACGCGGCTAATATGCCGCTAACTTGTGCCTCAGGCAGGTCAGCACCACTATTTTTAATAAATCCTGTAGCCATAGGTGTAGCAGCTGCAACAGCTGCCGCTTTTTGTACATCACGCGCGCTCTGTATTGTGGATGCGCCACTTTCGAGTACGCCAGGTAATAAACTTTGAAAAGTGACTAAACTGCCAATACCAGCCATAGGCGTTACAACGCCATTAACAGCATAACTTTGTACCTCGCTGCCATCTTTATTAGTTGTAACAGTTACACGAGTATTAGCTATCCACTCAAAACCGCTAGGCCTGCCATCATCGGCATACAATGAAGTTACGCGCCAGTAACAGACCCCATAAAATAAGAGGCTATCAACGCTCATAGCAATAGTAACGCTACGTGGCTGCCGCATATCAGGCTGCTCCAACCATAAAGGGCTTTCTAATTCTGCGCCTGTAGATTTTTTGTATAACTCTAAATCTATACTAGAGATTACGCCTGCAATTAAATTACGGCATCTAGCTACAGCTGGTACTTGCAAAGCTATGTAACGATCCATAAATGGAGTGCCATTACCTGAGCCGTATAAACCACCAAAACTATAAACGCCAGCACCGTAGCCCTGGTTCATTATGGCAGGGGCTAATTGGGCGGTTACATCTTTTTTAGTTATGCCTAAAGTTTGTAATAGACCCATAGTGCGGATTATAGGTTATCCACAGGTAAAAAGTTATATATAGGCTCGGCGTGTCTAACTATAAACCTTAGCCTCAGATACAGGCTGAGCTAGTACGTGAATTACCATAGCTAGGCCAATAGGTATATCTACGGCCCCTGCAGACTTACGGCGCACAATACGCCAGCTACTATCGTTAGTTTTAGCCGCGCAGTTGCTCATCTGTTGCACGAGTTGATCCTGGCCGCTATGTCGCAGCCTGTCATTGGTTAGGGCATCGTGGAAGTCCGAACAGGCGGTATAAAAGCTCTGCCCCGATACATCGCGGGTTTGCACCCCTGCCATCTGCAAACGCTGTGCTATTGAGGCCGTAGTGTACTTGTCATAGCAGACTACACGCGGGTAGTACATATCGCACCATTTTTTAACACTTGCAGCTATGACTACCTCATCTACTGCCACCTGTGAGCTGTAAGTTTCTAGCACGGCTACGCCTATCTTGCCGCTAGGTAATATCTGCCCCATAACTAGGCTTGCATCGCGCCTGCTCGGGCTAACATCAAAGGCAAAGACTGTAAGCGGCCCAGGGGCCATACTCAGGTTAATATCACTTGCATCCTCAACCGATCCGTGAGGCCAGGGGCTTTGCAGGCTATCGATCCATTGGCAAAGAGTTTCTGTCCTAAATTGCTCGGTAGTTTGCGTAGTTAGCGCCTCAGCTATTGAGGCCTCAGTAATCAAAACGCCTAGCGCAGGGTTAGCCATAGCCCAGGCTTTACGATCCGTAAGGGCTGCAAACTGCGGGGCGCTGTACTCGTAATAGCCCATTGAGGCAGGCGGGTGCGATAGGCATCGCTCGCGTAGGTCATTTAAGGTAGTGCTAAAGGCATCGCCGCTGTTACTTGCTAGCAAGGTTTGCGCGTTAGGCCTTGCGCGAGTTACTGGCAGGGCTGCGCTGTAGGCCAGCTCGTCCACCTCGCGTAACTCATCAATAAATAAGAAATCTGCCGTAGCGCCGCGCGCTGAATCTCTAGTAGCCGCCTTAACGTCAAGCCTTGCCCCGCTTTTTAAGATAATGGCCTCAGCCCCGTTAGTGTATTTGACTTGTTTTAGCTGCGCCCGTAACTGCGGGGCTGCCTCGATGGCATCTACTACTTCTCTAAAGGTAGTCAAGGCCATAGCTCTAGCACTAGAGATAATGACGTGGTTACGCTCATTAAATAGAAACAGGCCACCTAATACACGCATCCGCGCTAGGTGGCTTTTGCCGTTTTGCCTAGCGCATAAAACTAGGGCAGTTTTGCGTATGAATTGCTTATTCTTATCAATCGTCAATAGATCGTTAAGTACGTAGCTTTGCCAGGGCAATAAAGGCAGGCCGATATCCTCGGCCAGGCGCGCGACCTCTACACCTCGGGTTATGCCTTTTAGCGGTGTGTTTTCTAAGCGTGGTCTAGTTGCCCCAGTACGCGGCTGGTTAGGTTTGGTAGCCATTAGGTTTTATCTTGGCTCTCCTGACCCTTACAGGGGCCTTGTACGCCCCGTACGGCTGTCCTCGGGGATAAAGAGTCTGAAAAGACAGGGGGGGTAGCGCTCTTGGCTAAAAAAAGCCCCTGTGACCTATTACCCTTACTCGTATTACAACGCTTGCAACAGGCAACAGCGTTATCACTACTTACCACTAACTCAGGCGCTTTAGATATCGGTATCACGTGATCCACTTGGTCTGCATCTTGGCCACAGTAAAAGCAGACATAGCCATCACGCTGCAGTATGCGTGTGCGAAAGCCATCACGATAAGCACGCTTTAACCTGGGGTCGCCTGCCTTAGCCATTAGTAATGACCTACTCTCTTATGTCTAGCCAATGCCTTACAGCTATTACCATAACGTTTAGTTATGTACTTAACACCTAACTCTATCTGCCTATATGGATTAGTAGTAGTCATATTAAGTAACTGAGGTATGCCATATGCGCTGCTCTTAGGGTTATCAGCCTTAGGGTTCCAATGCGACTCACGATCCCATAGCTCTACCAGGCACCTGTATTGCTTATCGCTACCTACCATCATATGAGCATAGAGCTTGTAGGCCTCTATAGATGGGTTATATGCTCTTGCCTCTTGTGTGTTAATGATTAGTAATGCGCTTATGAGTAAGCATAACTTGGCCACTAGAGGGTTACGCTTGCTTGGCCTACGCCTCAGCGGGCCAGCAGCGCCTAACCAGCGTA